TAGTGAAATGCCGGCACCAACTGGTCTATGAGCCATTATTCTTATAATTCATTTACTAATTATTTATCAATATTTACTCTTCCTCAGATCCAACTTCTTCTTCGGAAGAAATTCCATTAAACATACTTTGTGCAACTAATGGTCTGAAAGTATCGATTTTTTCTGCGGATTTTGTGAAAAGCAAATCTTTAATTTTATCACTGATTTGAGAGGGTGACTCGTCAGCAGCAATCATATCTAAAAGGTCATCCATTTTTTTAATTTAAAATGTCGTTTTTATTTATACTTTTTGGTTAAGTTTACTAAGTGAGTTGCTATAAAAAACACTGACCGATGTAAAAAATTAAAGCTAGTCGCATCCATTTTATCTCTATATTGCTTTGCAGACTTCTCTAATTTTTCTATTGTATCAACAAATTTCATTGTTTGCGTAAATCCTTTGGTATCATATGCATCCATAATTAAATGATACCTATCTTCATTTGAAGTATTCCTTATTTGATGTAAGTTATTAACAGGTAACATATAAACTGATCCATCTGCAGGCATATGAAACTCTCCATTTTCTGTCCAATGAATGCATTTATTATTTGTTACGATTGGAACATGAATTCTACAAATATAATTTCCAATTAAATTATCTTCTGGCCAAGGAGCATCACTATGAACAAAACTTGAAGTATTTGCTGCCAATAAAGATATTCTTGCTCTTCTTGGAAAAAATCCATGTTCTTCAAGTAAATCAATAATTTTTTCTATTTCACCAAAACATGCAGGTGTTTTATTAATATGCTCAAATGGATGAGATACTTTCAAATAATGTGCAAGATGATATTTGTATGGTTTGTTGTTAGAATATTGAAAAAGTGCATTTGCAGTTTCCCAACCATCATCACAAGCACCTAATCTACTTAAGACGCTCCAACCACCAAAGTTTTTATATCCAAATTCTTTGGCTTGCCAGGTTATTGGTATTTTTTTAATATCCTCAAGGTTATTCTTAAGTTTTTCAATATCAACATTAAATGGAAGTTTTTCAATCATGAAATTTTGTATCAGATTTCACCACCCTTAGGCATCTTAACTGCAGATGTATCTAATTCTGCTGCAGAACCATCTGCTTCTGTTGCAGCTCCTGCAGAATCTGTATTTGGTTCCATGACTGGTTGACCAAGATCCATGCCAGCGGTTCCAGGTTCTACTGGCATACCTGTCATTGGATCGACTGGAGCATTAGGATCTGGAATAATACCATCTTTGATTTCTTTTTTAATAATTTTATCCTGTTCAATAATTTCTTCATCAGTTTGACGAAGAATTTTTCTCCTTACATAATCTTGAGAGAAATACTTGCCGACGTATGGTTCTGCAACTTGAACCATATTTAATCTTTCGTTTAAGAGTTCCGCATCTTTGAGTTCTGCAAAATGATTATCATAAAGAAAATCATATTGAATATGCTCATTCATCACATCCCAATCTCCTGGAGTGATAATGTTTTTGAGAATCAATTGAGTTTTCAACATGTCAGAGAACATATATGAAAATCTCTTTCTCAATCTTGCAACGAACTTACTAAATTTGACTTCATCGCGTAAAATTTCTGATGAGCGTCCAAGATTGAATCCACCTTCTCCGTCCATTCTTGATGGTGGAACATTCAAAGAACGATAGAGTTTTTTCTTAAAGTATTCAATATCAGTAATTTCTCCAAGATTTTGACCGCCAGGAAGTGTAGAAATTTCTGTTCCTCTACCACCTTCTCTTCTTGGAAGCCAAAAATCTTCAAGCATTGCCATAAACTTTTTATCATCACGGATTTCTCCAGTGTTTGCATCATACACAAGTTTATTGCGATAACGCATCATCACATCACGAAGATATTGCTCTGCTTTTACCTTCGGAAGATTACCAACATCAATGTAGAAAATTCTACGTTCTGGAGCACGAGATAATCTGTAGATGACCAAACTATCCTCAATCATGCGAAGTTGATTGAGAGACTTGATTGCTTTGTGAAGATACGAAAGAGTTGATCCTTTGTTCCTATCTACAAGACCAGATGTGCAATAAGTAATTGAATCTTTTGCCATCTTAATCCCACCAGTTCCACCCATTGATGATGGATTGGTGGTTGGATATGTCATTTTTGGATTATAAACATAATATTCTTCAATCTCAGGAAATTCATACTGCATTGGATCATCAGTATGAACATTTGCAAGTCTATATTGTAACCTATCTTTTTCTGACTTTTTTTGTTGACGTACATAACGCATTTTCATTGCGTCAATGTATCTCAACTCTTGAATACCTTCGTGTGGATTTTTTAAATCAATGACTTTATGGTAGTAAAGTCTTCCATCTACATACCAGTTTCTATAAATTTCGTGGGATTTTTTATCAAAATCCAACAGTTCTAAAATGTATTTAAATTCCTCTCTTATCTTTCTTTTAATACCATCACTTGCATTTAAATTTGAAAGTTCAATCGATACTGGACTATCATTTGTGTCCGAAACAATCGCTTCATTAACAATATCTTCAATAGCACTATCACATTCTGGATGAAGTGCCATTTCACGATATCTCTTAATTAAATCAAATTCAGTCCTATAAACACCTTCAATATCAACATACGAACCAAAAAACCCGCTGCTTAGGTAAAAGTCGCTTGCATCCTCATTATTAGGAGGAACAGGCGACAAAGCACCGGGTGAAATTGGTTCGTTATCCTCAAGTGAGAATCCAAATAATTTTGCCATTATTAAAGTTTACTTGTACTTGTTCTACTATTTATTAACCGTTTGGATTACCTGCTCCAGTCAATGAGAAAGATTGAACTTGGAACTCTACAGTAAATTCCTCAATAGTATCGCTGGTATCATATGATAAATCAATCTGTGAAATATTAGTTGGGAAGATATCAATAAATTCATACTCTTTTAGAACAGCATTTGCAGTTCCTGCATTTGTTGTGCTGCTTGCAGTTGATCCTCTGCCAAGTTGATAAACCTTAGCATTAGTCATATATGCTGCTGGATTTGTAGCACCAAGGTTGTTGCTTAATTTGGAAATCAATTCCATCCAAGCTTCGAATGCATTTCTAAGTCTAAATCCTTCATCGTTGATAACGGTTACTGTCCAAGTATCAAATGTTCTGTCTCCAGCAACTTTAAAAATTCTTCCTCTAAATGGAACATCAATTGGTGCAATATTTGATGCTGGCAATGCAGCCGCTTTGCACATGTATCTAAAATTTTCAGAGTCCCAAGGAATTCCTGCAGGCAGAGTAGTTAATTCAACCTCAAATAAATTGGGTCTTGCACCGCCACCAATTAGTGCGGATTTAAACTGAGAAATTGTTTTGTTTTCTCTTGTTGTTGCCATGATTTTTTCCTCCTTTGGTTATTTAGATTAAATTCTATTAAACTCTACCTGCTACTTCTTCAAAACTTACACCAGTTCTTGTGGCAACAAATGTAAGTGTTACGTAGTTGATCGACTTAGCTGGTTTCAAGAAGATATCAGCTCTAAATTCATTATTATCAATAACATCAGGAGTGTTATTTGTTGTATCACAAACAACTAAGAATCCATAGAGTCCACGCTTTGCTTCAACATCTCTCAGATATGGTTCAACGATGTTTCTAAAGTTTGCTCTTGTCAACTCATCATTCAATTCAAAGAGTTGAGCCTCTGCAGATCTCTGAAGTGCTTGCTCGATTGTGAGGAACAAGCGACGAACGTTAATTCTGTCAAATGCTGATGCATATCCAAGTGCAGTCTTATCTCCGAAGAGAACTGTACCTACACCTGGTTTTGTAATGATAGCATTAACTCTTTGTGGATAAAGTTGATCTCTCTGTGCTTTAGTTGGATTGTATGCAAGTTTAACGACATTATTTAAAATGCCTCTTTGCTGACCTGCAGGAGAGAACCAAGGATATGCAACAATATTTGTGCGACACATCAGACCAGCAACATCAGCGTTACATGGAATATATCTAAATTCATTATTAAATCTATCATAGGTGTACTTATAACCACTATCAAATACTGCGTATGAAGAAGATGAAAGTGGACTAAAGAACGTGATTAAGTTATTAGTTTGTGTTGTAGTGTTTGTGATGTTGATCAAGTCTGCTCTATGAGGTCCAATACACGCAACACAATCTTTTCTAGAATCTGCCAGAGAAATTAGATAATTTGCTTTTGCTTGAGATTCTGCCTTGGCACCAAGACCAGGACCCATGATCAGATAGTCAACTTGAATTTCATCTTTGTTTTGGAACAAACCATAAGATGTAACCAGATTACCAAGTGTTGCTGTCATTCCACCATTAGAACCTGTGGCAGGAACTCCTGCAGAATAGTCAACACCACCGCCTAAAGGATAAGTTACATTTCCGATTGCAGAGAATACTACGTCCTGTGCTTTTTGTCCCCACAGACCATTTGCGGTTGGAATTGGAGTAAACGCAGTGGTAAATCCTGTTGCTCTTGGTTCAGTTAAGAAATAAGAATCTCTTCCGCTGGAAGGATTGCTACCAGCATAAATGTTAGCAGAAAACTCTGCCAGATACTGCTTATACCAGATTTTTTGTGGTGAATTGACTCCAGAAATTGCATCGTATGCTTTCGAAATTCCTACGTGCTTTTCAAGAATTGTTCCTTGATTTCCAGTAATTGTTCCATAATCATCAACAACAGCAATGTGCATTGCATCACCTTCACCATTTCTGTTTAAAACATATTGGTTAGAAATTGGTTTTGGTGCAATAGACTTCCAATAAACAACGCTATTGTCAAGATCTAAAATTTGCTCATTATACCAATCAAGAATTGAAGTTGGTGTATATGCAGTAACAGTTGCTGAAAGTCCAGTATTGATTCCAGAATTGTTTACAAAGAACAAACTATCTGAAGTGTCAAACGAAGCAAATTGGGCATTTTCTGCATAATCAATTTTGGTTTCAGTACCAGCAGAGGAAACTCTAGAGACAATCTTAACGTCAATAGTGCTATTTCCGTTTGTTGCATCTGTATTGATGCCAGTAATAATTCCTTTTAAATATCCACTAAATCCTGTAGTTGTTCCTGAACCAGGTAAGGTTACGTTCGTCAGTGCTGCAGTAACACCAAAACCAATTTGAGCTCCTGCAAGTCTTGGACTTACTGTATTAATTCCGATTCTCTGGTCTGCTAAATCATCAATGAAACAAACTTTTAATCCATTTGCCCAAGAACCTGGGTTCTTAGATGAATAAGTATAGTTAGTTCCATCGACATGATTATTTTGATAATCATCGTAGTTATCAATTTTCAATGATGTTGTGGAAGCAATTCCTACACCTGCGTTTGCATTGTTCAGTGTAGATCCGCTCGTTCTAACAACTTTTAATACGCCACCATATGTAAGATATGACGCTGCGCTCATCCAATACTCGTATTGAGCATCTGTTGATAGTGGTTTGCCAAATACGTTGATTAAATCTTGTTCTGTAGTAATGTCAATTGGAAAGTCAACAGGTCCAATTGGAAAGGGTCCAGCAATTGCACCAATATTATCTAAAACATTATCAGCTCTTCCTACTGTTAAGTCAACCTCTCTGACGAGTACGCCTGGAGATAATTGAGGAGTCGCCATGTTTTTCTCCGTAAAGTCTCAGTTTATCTAAAAAATATTTATTAAAAACTTACTTTACATGGAGAAAACGTGACGTGAACATCACCAATCAGGATATTCCCATTTATCAAAAACTTTGGTGGTCATTCTATTGGTTATAATTCTTTTTATAGAACACTCTTTACATTCATATGAATAAGATGAAGATACTGCACCTCTATCTTTACGAGTTCTGTAAAATCCATCTATTAAATTTTTCATCTCTCCGCATGTTCTACACTTTCTGTCAACAAGCAATAAATGCCCAAACTTTAATTGCTTATCAAAATCCATTACATATACTCCCACATGTAAGCACGATCTCCGTATTCATCCACATACCACCTATCACCATCAGCATCAACAAAACTACCAGAATCTAATCCATCAGATATAAATCCAAATGGAGACATGTCCTGTTCAATTTGATTTTTTTGTTCCTCATATAATCTCTTTCTTACATCTTGATCCGTGAGTTCTTTAAAATAATCTTGTGCAACTAACCAAGCATAGATAACTAGACACATTGCCAAGTCATCGTTACAACCTTCTTCCGCTTCAAATGAATTATGTTTTTGGATGAATGTTGTAAGTTCTGAAATAATTTCATAATCATTAAGATATAATTTATCTTCCTCAATCATTGTCTTGAGGTTTAGACATCCAACTTTTTTTACGGTTTTAGACATCTTAACGCCAAGTTGAGTTTTCTTTCCAGAAAATCCTTGTCCAACAATTTGCCCTGCTCTACCTCTCATAGAGCACATAAGTAAATTTTTATACTCTAGATCATATTGAAGAATACTTGCTACTTGATCTCCAATATCATTAACTTCGCAAAGTATAAATGCCTCATTATAACTTGAAGCCACCTCTTGTATGATGCTTGGAAACAGCATCGGTTTTATTTCATTGTTTCTATACTTTGCAACGACTTTGTGAGGAAACTGTGTTATATCAATTACAGTAAACGCTGAGTAATCATTTCCTACGCCTCTAGCAACGTCTACAGTGACCACATAGTCATGTTGCTCCTGTGGATCAATATAAACGTCTAATCCTCCGCTACGTGTCTTAGGATGGTCATAGACGAGGTTCCTAAGTTTAGATGGTGCAATCAGAGTATCAACAGATCCTAAAAATTCGCATTCAAACTCAACTTTGAATTGTTGTTCAGATGTGTTTGCAATGGTTTGTTTTTTCCACTCCTCATCTCTACCTGGAACTTCAGACCAATGAACATCAGTAAAGACATACTCATTTTTACCTTTCTCCGCATCGTGCCACATGCGGTAGAAATGATTCATACCATGTGGAGTAGAAACTATGATAACTTTTGTTTGTTTACCTGAAGTAATTGTAGGATAAACCGACGCAAAGAATGAGTCTGCAATATGATTTGGAACGAACGCAAATTCGTCCAAAAAGAGGATATTGAAAGACATACCACGAACTGCAGAAGCAGAAGTAGAAGCAGCCAAGATCTTACTTCCATTCTCCAATTCCAATGAACCTTTGTTCCAAGATATGATTCCCTGTTGCATCCATTTTGGAAGATTCTCATATGCTGTTTGCAAACGATCTAAAAGTTCTCTTGCAGTTGCTGCTTTGTTAGCAAGAATACCAATATTTACGTTATCATTAAACACTGCATAATGTAAAAGAAATGATACCACAGTTGTAGACTTACCAGTCTGACGAGGCATCTTGCATATATTAAATCTATTCTTATGAAAGTTATTAATTAACTTTTCTTGGAAATGATATGGCTTAAAAGTTTGTAATCCATGATCAAGAGTAACAATCTTTACATAATTGTTTGCAAAATAAACAGGATCATCTTTGCATTTAACAAATTCAAGAATCTGCTCTTGTGTAAATTCAATAGGAGTATTTGCTTTTTTTAAAAGCGGATTACCAAGATATACATCACTCATAATAAGTTACCTACTAATTTCTTCCCAGTCCATAGACCCGTGAATATCAGCACCATTAGAATCAGCAGCACATATAATAGAAAGTTCATAAGGTGTTCCAGTTAATGCATCCCTTTCCAACTGAAACTTAAATAATGCCTCTTTAAGAATATCTATGGATGTTGAACCTTGATTAGAACCATATGCATATCCAGATGCTAGTATTCTTCCTCCAGTATAAGTTCCTCCACCAATCTTATATTCAACAGCACTATCAACACCAGCATCAGTCCAAGATCCACCATTAGATGTTCCACTTGCTCTTACCTGCCAGTTATAAGTTGCATTATTTGTAATACCCAAAACAGAAAGTGCAGTCATAATTACAATTGCATCTAATCTATTTGGTGTTGCTTTAAGACGAATTGATACAACTGTATAATAAGTTCCTGCTGTTGTTAAATCAACTGGTGTTTGGACTGGTGTTCCTACTGCCTGCTGTATTCCACGAAGTTCATAACCACCCTCTGAAATTACACTAGAACAAACTTGTTTCAGTGTGCTTGAACTTGTTGTGATTCCAGTATTAGAAATCTCATATCTCAAAGGTAATGATGCCGTTGTAATATAAGTTGAAGTGATATAATTTGCGTGATGGAATGAATGGCAGTGAATAAATTTCCCATCAACTACAAAACCCAATCTAACTGTTCCGAGTCCTAACCATTCAATATCCATCCACAAAATTTGTGCTTTGGAAATATCTAATGTAACACCAGATGGATTGAGATGCCCTGCACCAAGCATCGTATCAATATTCCAGTTATGTTGCGAAATTTGTGTTGTT